AGCCAAAAGCCTGTTAATGGAGATGGTGATTTTACTTTCTCAAGGTCAACTGCTGCAACAAGGGTTAATGCAGATGGTAATATAGAGAAGGAGACTCAAAACCTGCTCTTTCAGAGTAATAGTTTTAATGTTACAGGTTGGGGTATTTCAGGCGCAACTCTTACAAGTGGACAATCGGGATATGATGGAACTAATGATGCTTGGTTAATAGATAGTAGTTCGGAAGGATATGTTTTTCAATATGCGGCAGTAGTTCTTGGTACTTTTAGTGTTTATGCTAAAGCAAACTCGGTTAATAATTTAAGATTAAGGTGTATTGGTGCAAGTAACTCCGAAGGATTTTTTGATTTACAAAACGGAATTACAGGTACATCAATAAATTTGATTGATTCTAAAATTGAAGATATAGGAAATGGTTGGTATAGATGTTCTATAACAATGGATGGTACACCTACATTAATAAGAATATATCCTTCAGTAAGTTCAAGCACAAGTTCTGGAACTATTGGTTCTGTCTACATCCAAGATGCCCAACTTGAGCAGGGACTTGTAGCAAGAGACTATATAGAAACGACTACTACTACCGTAGAGGGAGGTATTACAGACAATGTACCAAGATTAGATTATACGGATAGTTCGTGTCCTGCGCTCCTGTTAGAGCCGCAGAGAATCAACATTGTTAATCATAGTGAGTACTTCGGCACTTATTCAGCAGGTAATCAAACAAGAACGGCAAATGCGACTACAAGTCCAGAAGGATTGCAGAACGCATATAAGCTAACTGCAACTTCAAACTTTTCAGGTTTAGGAGTTACACATAATCTATCTGCATCTACTACTTATACGGCAAGTTTTTATATCAAAAACATATCAGCAGGAACTAACTCAACCTCAAGTAGTTTTCCTATAAGAATAGCGGTATATGATTACACTAATGCAACTACTATTTTGAGCGAAACATATCTTGATGATATCAGCACAAGTGAGTGGAGAAGAATGACATTTAGTTTCACAACCACTACTGCGGCATCAGTTCTTATTCAATTTGTTCGTGATTTAAATAATGCAGAAGAAATTTACATTTACGGAGCACAAATTGAAGCAGGAAGCTACGCAACATCCTACATACCTACCTATGGTACGAGTGTGACGAGGAATCTTGATGCGTGTTATATTGCAACAGGTGTAGATTCTTTGGTCAACAATACTCAAGGCTCAATTTTTATGGAATTTCAACCTGTAAGTGTGCCTGAATATTTTGAGCGTGTTTTAAGAATTGATGATGGTACTGAAGACAATGTTATTAGATGGAATCGCTATGGAACACTAAACCTTCAGCAATATATTAAGACAGATGGTGTTACTCAAGCAATTTTTGATTTAGCCAATGCATCAAAAGGAACTTTGTTAAAAGTTTGTTTGGTGTATAACAACAATGATGTAAGGCTATATGTAAATGGCTCAAATGATGGGACTGATACATCTGCTACTATGCCTTCAGTAAACTACACAAGATTGATGTTTGCTAATAATACAGCAGGAAGTCTTTTAGCACCTCAAAGAATATCTCAATTTATAAGTATTTCAACTGCATTAACTGACCAAGAGGCGATTGACCTAACAACTATATAACTATGAATACATTTAGAAAATGACAGAAGGTTTTGTATATAGATGGTATGATGTCTCTAACGACAAATTCTACATCGGGAGTCATAAAGGGACTCCTGAGGATGGATACTTGGGCGGTGGAGTGTTGTTCCGTAGAGCATATGCAAAAAGACCAGAGTCGTTTATTCGTGAGATAATGTATACAGGTGTAAATTATAGAGAGTACGAACAGACTATTCTTGATTACGAAGATGCTGCAAGTAACGAAAAATTCTATAATTTAGTAAATCACGCTTGGGGAGGTAGTCCCAAAGGAATAGCAAAGAAGACTTCTACCAAGATTAAAATGAGTAAAGCAGCCAAGGGCAAGCCAAAGAGTGAAAAACATCGTGAGAATGTCTCTAAATCACTTAAAGGTAAGACAGGAGGTGAAGCAAGAAACACTAAAGCTGTATATTGTGGATACCTTGAACAAAGATTTGATACAATAAAAGAGTGTGCAGAAGCACTTGGAGTTAGATATAGTGTTGCAAGAGCAGCAGCTATCGGTAAAACAAAAAACAACAAATACAAAATCTCTTTAATATGAGAAAATTTCGTAAGTACTCATTTGGTTCTAAAGGAGCCTGTACTACAAAGATTAACGCACTCGGAGTAGATGAAGAGGGCAACCCTACACACAACCATTCAATTGTACACCTCGGTCACTTAGTTGAGACTGAAGGTACTTACGATGAAGAGGGTAATGAGATTACAGCACCTGTGTTGTCATCAACCTACCACGTTGACATACTCTGGGACGGAGAACCCGATGCTTCTTGGGATGCTCAACTTGTTTGGTGCGCACCCATAGGAAGACATACTTTTGGCTCATCTTCAGCTATTCGTGAGTGGACGGAGACTTGTAAGTCACTCCACCCCGAACTTTTTCCCGAACCAAGCGAAGACGAGTTAGTATAACTCTAATATATATTTGATGAAAAGACTGAAAGCAGGAGTAGTGAATACTCTATCTTTCGTCAAGCTATCTTCATTCACAGTGAATAGCTTTGACGTGACTTTAGATAAGGTAGTAGGGAATGGTAGTCTAACGATTACCAACCTTACCGACCTTAATGGTTTAGACTCTTGCAAGGACTTTATTCAAATAAACATTGACCTTATTAATAACGACCTTGAAGGTGGTGAGTATGAACTTACCATAACCAACCAAGGAAGTTCTTACAAGTACCTAACGGAAGTACAAGATTACACAACTACTCAAACAGGTAGTGGTATTTACGGGTCTACTGTACGATTTACAGACCTATAAATTGTAAATTATAACATATGGGTTTACTATCAAACATAACAGACTTCTTTGCTTCTAACACTTATGTGCAAGCTACAGAACACAGCATTGCTACTAACGAGTTAGAGAACTCTATTGAGGACCTCAATGGTCGGTACAAGCTTGGTCATACTACATTAGGTGATTACATCAAGTTCGGTGTAAACGATGACTTCCCCGTTATCCTTGAGAAGATGCTGAGACAATCTCCTGTGCATTCTGGTATCCTAACCAAGAAGGCAAAGATGGTTGTCGGTAACGACATCTCTTACTCTGATGAGTTCCTTACTACCAATAAGGCTAAGGCTGAACTAAAAGCATTTACCAATCACTGTGGTGGTAACAACAAAGGTTTGTACGAAGTATTAACCCACGCTGCATTCCAATACGAGCATAAAGGTGCGTTAGCATTGTATGTGCGTTGGAACAAAGAGCGTACAAAGATTATAGAATTAAAGTCTATAGACCCTAAAGGAGTGCGTGTAAGCGAACCAAATGATAAAGGTGAGGTAACACATTACATAGTGCGTAGAAGCTTCGGCTATGGGGCTAATTCTGTACAGCACAACGAACCTCGCAAGGTAAAAGCCTTTAACAAGTTTGATAAGAGCGGTACTGAAGCCTTACTTTATGTAGCTAACCCTTACAGTGGTAACCCATACTATGGTGTTCCTAACTACATTTCTGCATTTCATTACATTGCATCTGACTTTTCCTTCGGTAAACACATTAAGAACTCTGCTGAGAACGGCTTTACGCCTAAGGTATTAGCTACCTTCATCGGTAGAAATATGAGTGCAGAGCAGAAGCGTGAGGAGTACAAGAAGTTTAAGGAGTCTTTCACTGGTGCTGAAGCAGATAACTTCATCGTTTCTTGGGTAAAGAAAGAAGAGGATGCACCACAATTTAAGCCTTTAGACATTGCTAACTTAGACAAGACTGTAGATGTATTATCAAGACTTAACGATGCTAAAATCCTTACTGCTCATAACGTCACTTCTCCTACTCTATTTGGCGTTATGGTTTCAGGTAAGTTGGGTGGTACGGGGAACGAACTCGTCACAGCGTATCAAATATTTCGTGCTACTGAAACGCTACCTAACCGAGAAATTCTTTTAGACTCTGTAAATAGAATCTTAGGTACTGTAGGATACGATGCTATGAACCTTTCTATTGTTGAGGAAGATATCAACTTGGAAAGCATTAAAGGTGCTAACACAACAGATATAAGCAATGGTTGATGTAATTTTTATAGACGATAACTACCTGTACCAAAACTTCCCTTTGCCCAAGAGATTGGACAGAGGTGCTTTGTTGGCACTCATCCAATTGGAGCAGTTCACTTCTATCCAAGATTTGCTTGGCACTTGTTTGTACGAAGACATTGAAGCAAAGGTGGTAGCACAAACATTAGATGCTACAGAACAAGGGTTGTTTAAGTTGGTGAAGTATACATTGGCGATGTACTCTGCTAAGGCAGCTATTTCTATTTTAAGAACTGAGACTGCCCGCACTAAGAACGAAGAGGGTAAGCAAGACCAGTACATCCTTGATACTATTTCTACTACTATTGAGAGTAAGTTATCTTACATCAACAAACGCATTACAAATT